CACACGGAAGTCAAGTCCAGCTGCGTAGTCAGTTGGCATCTCAGAGAGATCTGGATCCATCAACGCTGACTTGATCAATGTAAAAATCTGAGGTCCAATAATAAAGCGACGGATTGGATTCTCTGGAGTTTTGTCGTCAGAGAGAGGATTCTCACGTACAAAGCCTTGGAAAATATAACTGCGTTTCTTCCAATACTTGCGACCCATTTCTTCCAGTGCCTTGTCTTTGAACCAAGTACGCACTTCGGCTAGAACTGGGCAAGCTTCGCCCCACATTTCTACGCATGGTACTTGTACATAAGTCATCTTTGACTCAGACTCGCCTTTGATACCATTGAATGGTAATCGGATCATTGCACGTTCAACCCAGAAGAAAGTGTTCTTTGAGTTACCATCAGGTAAGAAGCGCAGGCTTGCACTTGATCCTTCGGGCATGTTCCAGTGTGGGTAAATTGCGTTGTCGCCGCCTTGGGATTGACCGCCTTTGTTCGACTCTGCGGCTGCAAGTCGTGCGCGGATTTCTGCTAATGAGGCCATAATGTTTTCTCCTATAAATGCCTAAGTATGCCTAATATGTCTTGCGACATGATGCCTATACACGTTAATAAAAAAGCGCATACACACGGAGTATATGCGCTTTCTACCTCTGTGTCAAATTTATTTATCTCAGATCTTGCCAATCAACTGTTTTAATCTTGCCAAATCTTCTTCGGATTCTCTTATAGTTGGGCCATACATACCACATTCTTCTAGACCATGCATTGGGCATTCTTCACCCTCGGCAGTCATATTGCACTCTGCGCCTTCAAATGTTGCTAGATTGTCGCCTTCAGAAGTAGGCTGCTGTTGTGGTTGTTGTGGTTGTTGTTGTGGTTCTTGATCTGGACGTACAACCTGCGCCAGTACTTTGGCAACACCTGGATCTGCTTTGAGTTCTTCCAGACGTGCCAGGATAATGGATTTAGCATCGGCCTCAGCATCTACATTAGACAAATCAGCCAATTGATCAAACAACTCGTCATCGCCAATAATATCATAGAGCTGTGCAGTTATGTCTTCGGCATCAGGTCCAACTGGCAGCGTGGGTTGATTTAATAGATCAACGAGAGTTTGCTGTGCTTCAGGTGTATCCGGCAATGCCCAAGTTCCTTCAGCAACTTTTTGAATATGTGCTGCAAATTCTTGTGTTTCTTTCATGGCATCTGTCCTTTGTAGTCTTGCCAACACAGGCAAGGCCTGTTCAATTCTTGTGTCTAAAGTCTGTTCAATAAACAACTGTTTGAGTTCTTCCACCAAGGTATCTTCTTCGCGAAGATCCAGGGGTTGCCAGGATTCAAAATATGAGTTGTAGCCACGATGTGTAGACAATCCTTTGATTGTTTTACGCAGACTTTCAAAGTAATTGTCGCTACGCTCAACCAAATCTCCAGCATGCCCTTCAAACACACGACCGTGATGTGCTTTTCTAAAACGATTCAATACGGAAAGTTCTTCAACTATTGAACTAATATGTGTACCACGTGGATCGTAAGGACGTCCACCATTGCGAACATGCTCAAGCATGGCACGGCCACCTGCTAAATTACGGAACGGCAATTTAAAACGTTCACCATCGGCAGTTTCAATGTACAAAGATTCAACATAACGGAATCGTGCATCACCTTCGGCAAGATCACGATTGTGTTTGATCATCAATCTAGCTTCAGTGGGAGCACCTGCGTAACTGACTTTGCGAGTACCGTAATAACTTTCTAATATGCTCTCTTTAACTGCACTCATTGAGCGCAGGGCGTGTTTGAATTTAGAGATGTTTCCTGGTGCAAAATTTAACCAGTTTCTAGTGGCAAAGTTCTTTAGCTGTTCCATGAACGCATACCACTCGTTTTTGTCTTCGGGATCCATGCCGCGACCAAGATTGTCGCCATAGTATAAGTTGAGCGTGCCTTGCCCATCGATGAAAATTTCAGCAGTGCCGTAATTTTTACCTGAACTTGCTTCCCAATCAAAAACGAATAAGTCGCCTTCGCCGATGTTTAAGTCCCCGGTATCGGGATCAACGGGTGGATTACCGGTTTTGGTGTCAAGGACATCTACTTCAAAGTCTCTTGAAGAGAGTAAATCATATAGTCTGCTTGCGGGAGTTTGTGTGGCCATAGTGTTGTATTTAGCGACCCAGTGATATAAAGGGCATAGGTTCAATTAGGGTGTCGCCGTGATCGCGAATTTGGGCGTCAAGCTCAGTGTGATAGCTCTGTAACTGCTGTAGCATACGCACAGTTAATATGGTAGCCATAACTAAATCGTCAGTTTCGCCCATTTTAGCCTTGTAACTTGGGCCAGCTGCCACAAAGTTTTTCAATTCTGAAACCAAGCTTCGTGAGTTGATCTTCATGCGCCCAGATTCTATTAGATTCTTGAGTTTAGCACAGGCTGCTAGTTTGGTTTTATTTGAGGTGTTAAACCCTTTGCGCATCTTACGCGAGCCTGCGCTGCTGTTATCGCTTAGAAAATACCCCTTGATGCGTTCTTCGCCCCACTCAGCAATGCTAATTAATGCTGCTTCGCCTATGGCATTGTTTTCAACACTGTAGTAGATGCTTTGATCATTTTTGACTACTTCATGGATAATGTCAATGATGTCGGCCATGATACGTATCTGCGTTGGAATGTCTGTTTGATTGTGACGCCATTCGGCAACTTGGTCAGTGGTGTTGGCTTCAAATACTTGTATGGCAGCAGGGTCACCGCCAGTGCCTACACTGGGATCTAAAGCTACCACATAGATTTTGTTGGGATCAATTTCTTTATACCAACGCACTTGTCCGGTTTTCCGTATGGGTTCACGGCCTTCAAGATCCATCAATTTAATAGCAGAGATTAATGTTTCATCATCAATAACAAATTCACATTCCATCTCTCGACGGAAACGTTCTTCACCCAAGGCAGCTCGCTGTTGTGAGGCCCACTTTTCATCTCTGTCAGGATGCTCTTGCCACTTTGCTCTGAATGCTTTGAATCCATTGATGCCTATATCTGTAGGGTTGCCATACTCATCTTCACACTTGTTGGCACCTTTCCACAGGTACGCAAATTGATCTTCGTCTGAGTTAGGTGTTGATGTTATGATTGCTTTACCACCAGTGGCCAGTGTGGGGCTGATAGAAGTCCAAAATTCTTTGGCTATAGTGGGGCGCACAAACGCAAATTCGTCAGCGTACAGCAAGGATATGGACATACCACGACCAGTGTTTTCTGTTGTGGTTTGCGACGCTATACGAGATCCGTTGTCAAAATCAATTGATCCCTTGTTGTAACTCACTACCCCGGCTCTGATATGATCTGGGCAAGACTCATAACCATAGCGAACACGCTGCATAATTTCCTGTGCGCCTAGGTATTTGTGAGCTGCTACTAGAATAGTTGAGTCAGGAATAAACATTGCATACCACAACAGATAACCCGCAGCCACGGTGGACTTGCCGGTTTGTCTGGGCATCAATGATATTGAAAAACGATTGTTGTGGTATGTGTCAATCAGCCTGTGCTGATACTCAAATGGGTGTAACAACATCCTACCACGTGTGGGGTGCTGTATGTAAAAGAAGTTGTCTAGGAAGTAGGCTGGTCCAGTTACTGGGTCAGCGCACCGCATAAATTCTTCAATCTGTTGCTCACTGAAGATTGTAGGCGTGTGCGCCTTTTTGACCAGTACTGATTCTAATGTGCTCATATGAGCTATTTACTACAGATCAGTCAGCGGATCGACATTTGGCACGTTTGGCGTTGGTGAGTGCACCAAAATCTACAGCCCATTCGCTGCCCACTGGTAGTTCTTGTGCACCTGGGGGGAAAGCAAAGGTGACACCGGCTTTTTGTTGTATGGCAGCAATACTGGCACGTACCTTGGTCAAATCGTTGCCTTGCCCGCCTTCGTGCCGAAAGTACCATCCGGCCATTTGTTTTGTATTCTGATTAATGACAATTTTGTAGAATCCTGTGGGAACTACAACACCGTTACCAATCTTCTTGTCTGTGGCTGTGTTGTATACACCACCAACATAGATGTTGTATGTTTGGTTAGTTTGCACTGCCCAACCACGCACCGATGTTTCCAACAGTTTCCAAATGCCACGGTTCAATCCACCAAGTTGTGGATACATGTTGGTCATTAGGAATGATTCATATTCTACTTGTTGATCCCATGATAGATCACCGTCGGGTGCAGCATGTCCTTTGTCATAGCCTGTGCCAGCATAATCATCTGGCCTAGCACCGTTGGCGACACTGGCATCAGCTACAAAGGCATTG